GCACATTTTGTTTAGGTACATTTCCTTTTCTTTCTTTTCTTTCGTTCTTTCGTTCGTTTTCGTGGGGCGGCAAATTCGCAAGCCCCCTGACAAAAAACCTGGCCCGGTAGCACCGGGCCAGGTGCCGCAATCCGAAAAAGCGGCACCTCCACCTCATTCAGTTGAGCCCTTGGTTCCTGATGTTGAGGAGACACTCATTGATGTGTCCAACCGTATTGTGGAGAGGCATAATCGCGCCGTTCTAGAAAATCAATATTCTGAACGTTCCGATGGCATGTATCAAGGCAAGCAGACCTTCGAACATAGCCACTGGTTGCGTGACAAGGACTTGGCTTATTTTGCCAAGAAACTGCCCCACATCATTTTCGTTCCCCGTGCTAGGTGGGGTGAGTATGACACATGTCATGCTTGCTACTCCGCCGAGCGAAAATGCACCTGCTTCACTGAGCGCATTTTTCAGTGCAGTTCCCATCAACACCCCCGACTCAATCTTGATCGCGAGTATGCGGAATTTCAGGTTTTTGGACACTTACAACGCCTTGTGGCTCGAGGTCGTTTGGATACTACCCTTGCAGATGTCAATGAATGCATAGTTGACATTGGTGGTTCTCCTACTCGCCACAACCGGTACAACCGCAAGTACGTTCATTCGTGCTGCCCTGTGCTGGATGCCCGTGACATTATGCGAAATTTGCGTCACGGTACCGGAGCCTCATCCTGGTGCACCCATACTGCCCAGGCTTGTGACTGTGTCACTCCGTATGCCTACATTTCCATAGACAGCTTGTACTATCTTAGTCCGGAGCAGATCATGGAATTTTGCAAGCGTGCGACTTCCCATAGGCTCATTGCTGTCGTCCATGAATTTCAGGACGCTTACGGCACCTATGGTGATGGCGAAGCTAGATATCATCTGGAAACACCATCGACCGTTGTCATGTATGTCAACGGGAATGTGACACCTTATCGACATTCGTCGATGGCGTGGCTTGCTAAGGGCCACCTGACCATCAATGGGCAGACTCTTGTCTGGGAGAAGATCGATGAAACTGCCGATCACTCCATCTTCGATTTCACGGTATCATCCCGTGTTTTCCCTGATTCCCATGTGGCAGCAAGGCCTCTGGGCCACAGCCTTCTTGATAGCACCTATTATGGGCGCCTTCTTGTAGGGCCGTTGCATTCCGCAGAGCCTGCTGTTACTGTCGCCGGAGAGTTGCTTTCTGTTCCCGATGTCACTTTGCATAGTGTCGGCAGCAGTGTGTTTCTCTACCGTCATGGACAGTCCGCGTTCTATCTTGCTCCAAAGAGCTTGTGTTCCGATGTACGTACTTACGTTTCCGGCAAAGAGCGCGTTCCTGGCACTTTTCAATTGGCTAATCAGCATGCCAAGCATCTAGCACAGCGGTTGAACATTCCCTCGGCCCTGATTGCTAAT